TATTTGTAGCATCGAAAAGGTATACCATAGGTCTGACAGACACTTGCCAAGGCATATGCCTCCATATCAACTATATCAAAATCAGTTGAGTTGCCGTGCCAATCAATATATGAATAGAAACTATCGCCAGTACCACAACTCACACCATTAGGGTCATTCGTTACATTTAACGCATAATTACCGAAAGGTGTTTCATACTTCTCAAATCCCATAGATATAGCATCCATATCTCTTTGTATAAATTCATTTACTGAATAGACTTTACCCACTTCAACTTTATCACTTGCTTTACCTGCTGTGCCATAGTTAATTACAGGACCTAGAAATGATTGAGTCTGGATATATTCAGTAAGTTTACGAGTGGCATTGATTTTACCAACGCCAGTTAGTATGACTTGATAGTTCTGTAAAGGTAAACCTTTGACTTCTTCTGGTAATGCTGAAAAGATTATCATTCAGATACACTATCTGGACTTTGAGCAACTCTAAGTGCTTCGTAATCCTCTTCTGTTTTTTCATCATGGTAGTACATCATCAAAATTGTATAGTGAAGTGCTTTCATAAGATCATTACGATTATAACCTTTCTTCTTGCCATATCTCATAAGATATTTGATGGCATTACCTTGACAAAATTCTTTGCCAATTTCTAGGTCTTTCAAAATTTCTTGAACCTGTAATCCTGATTTATTACTATAATGTTCAGTATAGGTTTTATCAATATATCTTTTTAATTCTAAAACATATTGACCTTCTTTAAACTTCATTTCTGGCATAATATTCTCCTTCTAGTTCTATTTCATATTTTCTGTTTTCTTCTTCTTCATCAATTGAATTAATGACATCTTCATCAACATATTCACGAGCAATCTCAGCAATTTTTTCTACATCAAATTCTACATCTGGCATATTTAATGTTTCTTGAAATAAAAAATTACTTAGCGACTCTTCTGTAAAGTGATTACTTTCATAAGCATTTGCAATTTCAGCAACTGATTGTGCTATTTCAACCATTTGTTTTGTAGGTAACATTATGAATAATCCTCCACATAATCTCTTAATTCTGAAAATTTACCTGATAGATCAACGGTGTCGACCTCGATACTTTCATCATCATTTTCATCTAAATTTTCATTAAACTTTTCTATTATATCATTCATTTCAGTTTCTGCCTTATCCAGAATATCTGAAACCTTATCTTGTAGTTCTTCGTATGTCATATTTTCTCCTTATACATAATAAATTATGAGTCCGATAACACTGGAAGAAAAGGTGCATATGTTCGTGGTGACAATTGCATATTCTTTCCAGGTTATACCCACACTAAACCATAATACTGAAGCAGTCATTAGGGTAAAGGAACTCAATGGGTGAATGTCGATTGCGGCAAGGAACACTCCTACTACTACTGCAAAAGTGCCTAACCATTTTAAAGTTGTTATTGTTTTAGTTTCTTTTCTCATTTATACTTTTTTGTTGTGATCTAGTTATTTTTAAATTAGTTGTCTGTCTAATCTGATCGCCGACCCAATCAGGATCAACGCCTAGAAGTTTACAATAATATTCAAACATTTCATCTTTATTCATAATCCAGTCAAGTGCCTCGACTTTGTGTTTTAAATATTTTTTACTAGTGCCAGTATATCGAGCATCTTCGATTGCCTGTGATATAATAGCGGTTACAAAGTTTTGATTTGGTGTCATTGACATATTAAGCAACCTCCTTTAACATTGACATTGGTACTCTATAAGATTGACCAGTAGATTGTTTTTTTACAATACATCTAGTTCTATTAATTTTTTCAATAGTACCTAAAAAGGTTTCTCTTGAACCGTTGACTCTGACTTCTGCCCCAACGGTAAACATCATTCTTGCAGCAGCGCCAGCAATTGTGTTCAGTTCTTTTTGTCTTTCTTTAACAGCGTCAATGATATGATTCAGTTCTTCACTTTTTAGTTCAGATATTGTCATCATAGCAATTCGTAAGTTTGTAAGTCTATTATTTTTCATAATGTAGTTTCTCCTTATATTGAAATTTCAAATATATCTTCTTCAGATAATCCGATTGATTTACCTAGTTCAATTGCCTTTTCGGCATAGGTATTTTCGTCACCTGGATATTGTCCAGCAAGACAAGCATTGTATTTTGCAACATTGTCATTTATTTCACTCATGGTAGATTGAACATCTATTGTAGTATCAAATGTAGTATTCATTTTTTTTCTCTTTCTGTTAATGGTTAATTATTATTTGATTTTGTAGTCTGATAATTAGTTTATCTAAGTCTAAATCTAAGACATAATCGTAGGCATCTTTTTTTAGTTGTTTAGCATAATCTAATTTAGCGAAAACATCTTTACAATTCTGAAATTCTTTTGAAATTTCTGTAAAAGACTTGTATTCGAATCCGTCAACAGCAACTTTTTCTTCAGCAAGTAATTGTTGGTTTATTTTGTTGTTATATTTCATAATGATTCTTTCTTTTTTTTGTTAATATGTCTATATTATACACTAGTTTTTCGGTACTTTCAAGCACTTTCTTTCGTTTAGAATCAATGACTTGCCCGAAAGTTGAAAATGACAGAAAACTGCGAAAAATTGTATGTAATATTTGATTTATCATTTTTATATGTCTTTATTATACACTATTATGGAGTAGATTCAAGACATTTCGGGTTCAGCTGCCTGAAAGTTGCCCATTTGTACTCATTTTGTTCTAATATAAAGTCAATAAAATCAATAACTTAGAAAAGTGCGACAAAAATGCAAAATTTTAAGTCTAATTTAGTTGATTTTTCGGTATATTTTCTGCATTTATGGTGTGATATCCGTTTTTTACCGAATCAGCGGCAACTTCCAGAAATTTTACGGTATCTTCTTCGCCCAACATAGCAACATACGAATCAACAATCACTTTAAAACACATAGAAACGGTTGCCATCTCTTTACCTGGGTTTTTTGAAATGATTTCTGCCATATCCACTTGTGCTTCCATCATAATTAGTTCTTCATCACTCATACTACTATTATACACTATTTCAGGTTAATTGTAAAGCGCTCTTATAAATAGTTTATAAAGAATTTTCAAGGAATCAAAATATGTACGAGTACAAATGCAAAATAGTTAAGGTTGTTGATGGCGATACGGTTGATGTAGATATTGACTTAGGATTCGGTTGTTGGTTAAAAGATGAAAGAGTCCGTGTTATGGGTATTGACACTCCTGAATCAAGAACTAGTGATAAAGTCGAAAAGATATTCGGTCTAAAAGCAAAAGAGAGATTAAATTCTCTTTTAGGTGCTAACGCAATCTTACAAACAAAGGTAAGTAAAAATGGCGAAAATATGAAAGGCAAGTTCGGTCGTATTCTCGGTAATTTTTTAACAGAGGATGGTAGTAAAATTTGTGCTGATGTTTTAGTACAAGAAGGACACGCCGTACACTATACAGGTGGTTCAAAAGATGCTATTATTGAGCAACATATGATAAATCGACAAAGATTAGTTGACGAAGGTGTTGTACCTTGTCCTCCTGGTATGTCATCTAACAATCCAGAAAACGAAGCAGTTAAAATAGCAAGACAAGAAGAGGTTATCATAGAAAAAGTTGTTGCACCTGTTAAGAAAAAAAAGAAAAAAAGAAAAAGTAAAAAATAAAGGAAATTATTATGTTTAAGTTTATACAAGAAATCTTTTTTCCTGCAGAAGTTAAAAAACCTGTTAAGAAAAAAGTAGCAAAAAAGAAAAAGAAAAAAAAATCTAAGAAAAAATAATGAAAGGTCAATTTGTCGTTAAGGTAGGAACTTCTTTACTAGAATTTTCTGACTACAATAACATACCTGATAAATTTGACAATGTGATTAGTTTTAAACCAGAGTATCCGAGTTCTCCTCATAGTGAAGAGGATCACGCATACATAGAAACTTTTGATTCTAAATTAAAAGAGTTAATGAAAAGAGAAACTAATGCCGGCAGTAACTAGAATTGGAGATGATGATGTCGCTCATTGTAGCGGTATGACGAGAGCAGAAGGTTCTGGTAATGTTTTTGCAAATGGGATAGCAGTATCTAGGCAAAGTGATAATAATACAGGTCACTTACTACCTGGTGTTCCTTGTCCTTCTCATTCTGCACCTATCACAACTGGTTCTGTTAGTGTGTTCGTAAATGCTCTTGGGTGTGGTCGAGTTGGTGATGGAATAACAGACTGTACATCTGTGGCCGAAGGGTCAGGTAATGTATTTGCTGGAGGTTAAATAATCGGTATAAATATTGTAATAGGAGAGATTACAAATGTCAACATATGACGCTACACAAAGTAATGAAAGTAAAAGAACCGATAAAGTCTATAAAGATTTGAATTTAGACTTTCAACAAAATTCTGCTACTAAAGATATAATTAAAATTACAGATGTTGAAGCTGTGAAAAGAAGTGTTAGAAATCTTATACAAACTAATCATTATGATAAACTTTTTCATCCAGAAATTGGATCTAATTTAAGAGGAATGTTATTTGAAAATATTACTCCTCAAATTTCACATGGTATATCTAAGATGGTTGAAAATTTAATTAAGAATTATGAACCAAGAGCAAGATTAGTGCAAGTATTTACTCAACCAGAATTTGATAGAAATTCTTATCGTTGTCAAATATCTTTTTATGTAGTTAATCATCCAGAACCTGTAGAAGTAGAATCATTTTTAGAAAGACTAAGATAATATGGCAACTAAATTACAAGTAACAGAATTAGATTTTGACTCAATAAAAAGAAATCTTAAAACTTTTTTATCACAACAAGACGAATTTAGAGATTATAATTTTGAAGGATCTGGTATGTCAGTTCTTTTAGATGTTTTAGCATACAATACACACTACCTTGGTTTTAATGCCAATATGTTAGCAAATGAGATGTATCTTGATAGTGCTGATTTAAGATCAAGTGTTGTATCGTTGGCAAAACAAGTTGGTTACACCACAAGAAGTGCTTCTACATCATCTGCAAATATTGACATTGTTGTAAATAATGGAAGTGGTCCTGCTATTACAATGTCAAGAGGAACTAAATTTTCTACAACTGTTGATGGGCAAGCATATTCTTTTGTCAATAATTCTGATGTTACCATTATTCCTGCTAACGGAGTTTATTCATTTCGTGGTATCGCTATTTTTGAAGGAACATATTTAAATTACAAATATACAGTTAATACAAGTGATCTTGACCAAAGATTTATAATTCCTAATGATGATGTTGATACACAAACAGTAACCGTTAGAGTTCAAAACTCAGCTTCTGATTCAATAACAAATACCTATACACTTGCAAGTGGTATTACAGGATTAGATTCTACATCTAAGGTTTACTTTTTACAAGAAGTTGAAAATGGCAGATACGAAATATATTTTGGTGATGGAGTTTTAGGAAAAAAAGTTGAAGATGGTAATATTATTATAATAGATTATATTGTTACAAATAGAGGTGCTGCAAATGGTGCTGAAACATTTTCGTTATCTGGTACAGTTGGAGGATTTTCAGATGTTACGATAACAACCAATTCTCGCGCTCAAGGAGGTGATGATCCTGAATCAGTTTCTTCAATTAAATATAATGCACCTAGAGATTACACGGCACAAGATCGTGCTGTTACTGCTGAAGATTATAAAGTTCTAGTTAAAAGTATATATGCAAATGCTCAATCAGTTCAAGTTTACGGTGGTGAAGATGCTGATCCTATTGCATATGGTAAAGTTTATATTTCTGTTAAAGCAAGATCAGGAAGTAATTTAACAACTGCTACTAAAAATAGTATTGTAAGAAGTCTTAAGCAGTATTCTGTTGCTTCAGTAACTCCTGTAATTATTGATCCAGAAACAACATATTTAATTATCACAACAAATTTCAAATATAATTCTGGTAATACTACGCTTGCGTTATCAACAATTCAAACAAATGTACTGATGACAATTTTACTTTATGGACAAGAAGAATTAGAAAGTTTTACTGGTATGTTTAGACACTCAGCTTTAAGTGGTTTGATTGACGATACAGATCCTTCTATTTTAAGTAATGTTACAAATATTGCTATGTACAAATATATTACACCAACACTAAACTCTGGTTTAAAATATACACTTAATTTTAATAATGCAATTTTTAATCCTCACTCTGGACATAATTCTGCTGATGGTGGTGTAATTTCTTCTACTGGTTTTAAAATTAATGATGATGAGTCAACTAATGAACATTTTTTAGATGATGATGGTGCTGGTAATGTTAGAGTTTATTATTTAAGTGGTACTACAAGAATATATACAAGTTCAACTTACGGAACTGTTAATTATACAACTGGTCAAATAGTGTTAACTTCTGCTAATATTACAAGCATTTCAAATGTTGATGGCGTAGTAAGTTCTAGAATTAGAATTACTACCATACCTAATTCAAATGACATTGTTCCTGTGCGAAATCAAACTCTAGAAATTGACACACTAAACTCCACAGTAAATGGTGCTGTTGATACAATTGTTAGTGGAAGTTCACAAGCAGGTACATCTTTTACGACAACTAGTAGTTATTAATTTTGGACAATAATGACCGATTTTAAACACACATTTAAAAAAAAATTAAGTAATCAGATAAGTTCGCAAGTTCCTGAATATGTACTAGCAGAACACCCTAAATTTGTAGAATTTTTAGAATCATATTTCATATTCATGGAATCTGCTGAATTAAATTTAACAACAATTACATCCATAGATAACATACTTCTAGAAACGGAAACAACCACAAATAGTTATGTATTATTAAATCAAACTGATACACACGGTTTAGATGCTGGCGATAGAGTTGTTGATGAACAACTTTCTTTTGGAGGTTCTTTTCAAAGAGGTGAAGTAATTACTGGTGCAACTTCTGGTGCTACGGCAACTGTGCTTACGGAAGATATAACAAACAATTCTCGTTTATTTATTTCAGCAAATAATGCTTTTATAACAAACGAAATTGTTACTGGTTCTATCTCGGGCGCAACTGCAAATATTCAAAAGTATCGTGCTAATCCTGTAGAGAATATTCAACAACTTTTAAATTACTCTGATCCTGACCATACAATAAGTGATTTTCTATCACAAATGAAAGATGAATTTCTTAACACAATTCCTAAAGATATAGATGAGGCAATAGATCAAAGAAAACTTATTAAGAATATTAAATCACTATATCGTGCAAAAGGTACAGAAAAGGCACACAAGGCATTTTTCTCAATTTTATTTAATGAAAATGCTGAAGTATATACACCAACAGATGATATGCTTAGGGTATCAGATGGTAAATGGAATACACAAACATTTCTTCGTTGTACACAAACTGAAGCACAAGCAGTTAATGATCCTATTGAGTTGGTGGGACAAACGATAACACAAATAAATAATCCTGCAGATACTAATATAAATTTTGCAAGCGCTGTTGTTGAAAACATTTTAAAGTTTCAAGAAGGTACTACACAAATTATTGAAATTATAATTGGTGAAGAAACAGTAGTGGGAACTTTCTTTACAGGTGCTATTGTAGAAGGTCAAAGTAATGTTGATGATAATATTCAAGTTAAGATAACCGTAAGTAAAGCATTAGCAACCGCCACAGTAGGTAACGATGGTAGCACATTAACAGTAGGTGATGAAGCAACTCTTACAGGTGGTGATGGTTCAGGTGGTAGAATACAAGTTTTAGATATCTCTGGTGCAGGTGTTACAGAAGTTATAGTGGACGCTGCAGGAACAGGATACGAAGAAGGTGATACATTAACCTTTAGTTCAGGAACTGCTGAAGCAGAAGTTTCAGTTGTCAACGGCGGTTTTGCACCAGAAACAGGAAGTGTAGATATTCATGTTGAGTTAGAAAGTGGAACAATTACGGGATCAGGATCTGGTGATTTATTACTAGAAGATTATGCTGATGGTACTATTGGTAAATTTTTAGACTCTGCTTCTCAAATGGTTGATAGAGAGGTTAAATTTGAATTAGAAAATGAAGTAGGACATATTTTGTCTGAAGAGGATGCTGGCACTCAAACCTCTGAAAGATTTTATATTCTTAATATGGAACACGAACTAGATAGACCTTATAATTTTGGGGCAGATGACCATATCATATATGAGGATGTAATAGGTGTTGCTGATCGTTTTCCAGGTAGTAAACTTGTTCAAGAAAATTCAACAGGTACTGGAGATATAACAGATGTAAGAATGATTGCAAGTGGTTCTGGTTATACTACTTTACCAACTGCAACAATTTCTGGTGATAGATTTATGGGATTAGAAGGTAAATCAACACAAACAACTAGAGCATCTTTTTTTCCTCTTCAAGAAAAAAGTCTTAGTGCTGTTGCTGTTATTGTACTTGAAACTGGTGGAAGAATATTAAGCGAAACATTCGCAGATCATTTCACTACAATAGATGGTGATTCAACTGGTGCAGGAAAAATAGAACTTGAAACTGGTGGTCGTTTATTAACAGATATAGCATTTGATGGTGCAGACGCAACTGTAATTCCTTTTGGTGAAGAAATTGGTCGTGCAACTTCATTGAATATTGTTGAACATGGCATAGATTATACATCAGCACCAACATATGCATTTCCAAGATATGCTGTTTTAAAATCAGTTACTGGAGCAATATCTGATACCGAAACATTTACAACTACTATTAGTGGTTCATCAGGAACAGTAACAAACTTTACAGCACCTCTTTTCAAATATGCTTCTTCAGCAACTGCTATGGAAGTTGGTGATACAATTACATTTTCTGGCGGCACAACAGCTGTAGTTGCAAAATCTGATCCATTAACTGGTAGTGGAACAATTGCAGAAAAAATTACAACTCAAGGTAGATATATAAATCAAGATGGACATATATCAGAAGGTTCTAAAAAAATTCAAGATAGTTTATATTATCAAGATTATTCTTATGTAATTAGAGTTGCAAAAGATATTGGTGAGTGGCGTGATGCTTTAAAACGAGCGGTGCATCCATCTGGTTTCTATGTAACAGGTGAAGTGAATATACAGTCAAGATTAGACGCAAGAGTTAAACGACCAGTTGGTGCTTCATTATCTAGTGGATTATTCTCTGGTACACTTGATAGTCCTATCTACATGAGATTAAATACTCTATTCTCTACTATATTTGGTAGAAGATTGGGAGTAGGATTAAAAAATATGAGTAATGGTGTTGAATTAGACGGATTGACTAAACGATCTAGTGCAATTGCAAGGGCAGGTGTTCCTGTCGAAGTACATGATGATTTCAGAGCACCATATACAGGTGCGACAAAAGATTTAAACTTGTCTCCTGAAACAACTATACAGTTAGAACAAAGAAATCGTAACAGTTTCTACTCACTAAATAGTTATACAGCAAGAGGAACAAGTGTAAGTAATGGATATGCATATGCAGGTCCTAGACTAAAAACATTAAGTAGATTTGGTCTATCTGCTTATGCGGCAAATAATGCAATAGTATTAGAAGGCGGAACGGCGACAGGAAAAAGTGAGTTATTACTTGAAACTTCAGCGGGTGGGGGTATATTACAAAGTGAGCAAGGTGCCTCATTCAGTACAACCCTTGCAGATTGGTCTACTTTAAGATTTACAGGATCATTAAATACGGCTGTTGATGGCGAATCAGTTAGATTATCTGATATCAATGGTACTACTTCAAGTCAAAATCACAAAACTAATTTCACTTTTCCTACGGAAGTAACCACAACGCCTACATAAACTGTTATAAATAATAGAAAGTAATCTTTTTACACTAATGGGAAAAAACAATGGCAGCAATTATTACAAACAAATTTAGAATAAACAACGCAGAGCAGTTTAGTGAATCTTTTTCTGAAACTGCTGGCGAAACTTATTACTTATTCATAGGTCGTTCACATTCTTGGGCAACCGATGTAGATCCTCAAGGGGTATCTATAAATGAGGGAACAGACGCTTCCCCACCTACACCAAATGATGATGTAGTTTCAGAATTTTATGCATATGACGATATGATCGGTGCAAAAATCATTTCTTCAAGTGATGTTACTTTTTGTATACCAAGACGAGATTGGACAACTGGTACAACTTACGATATGTACGAACATAATATAAGTTCAACTAATGCAGCTGCAAGTGGGGCAACAAATTTGTTTGACTCTACATACTTTGTAATGAATAGTGCTTATGCTGTTTACAAAGTTATTGAAAATGATGGTGCAACTGCTTCGACAGTAGAACCTACTTCTACTTCAAACTCAATATTTGAAACCTCTGATGGATACAGATGGAAATATATGTATTCATTAACTTCTGCTGAAACATTAAACTTTATGTCATCTGACTTCATTCATGTTTCAACTGACTCTACTGTAACAGCTGCTGCTGTTGATGGTGCGTTAGATACAATTTTAATTGCTTCTGCAGGATCAAGTTTTAACACTTCTTCTGGTTCAACCATTTCTAATATACCAATTCGTGGTGACGGTACTGGTGGTATTGCTTCAGTAACAATTGGTTCTGGTGCAATCACTGCTGCTTCAGTTACAACTGCAGGATCAGGATATACTTTTGCTTATATTAGGGATGCAGATATTATTACTGCAACTAATGCTGGTGGTTCTGGTTCAGGTTCAAATCTAAATGTTATCATTCCACCTAAAGGCGGACATGGTAAAAATGCTGTAGAAGAACTAGGCGGTTTTTATGTAATGTTAAACAAATCACTTGTTGGTCTTGAAGGTACTTCAGATATTACAGTTTCAAATGATTTTAGAAGAATAGGACTTTTAAGAAATCCTACAAACTTTGGTACAACAACAATTGCAAGTGCTGATACAAGACGACAACTTTATGCTGCTGTATTTTCTTCTGTTTCAGGAACATTTACTGCTGATGAAGAAATCAATCAGGCAACAACAGGCGCTGTTGGTAAAGTTGTAGAGTATGATTCAACAAACAAAATTCTTTACTACTATCAAACACGATTCCCAGATGTAGGTACAGACAGTAATGGTAATCAAACTGCTTTTTCTGGTGCAAATGCAATCACAGGACAATCTTCAAGTGCTGCTGCCACACCAAATACAAGTGACTCAACCACTACAAACGGAACTGTATTCTCTAGTGGATATTCAAATCCAGAACTTGCTTTTGATTCTGGTGATGTTCTTTATGTAGAAGAAAGAAGTCCTATAACAAGGGCGTCTGACCAAACAGAAAATATAAAATTAATTATTGAATTTTAAATAATAGGAAAACTATATGCCATCGAAAACTGATTTTAATGTTAGTCCGTACTATGATGATTTTGACGAAAGTAAAGATTTTCATAGAGTAATGTATCGACCTGCTTTTGCTGTTCAAGCAAGAGAGTTAACCGCTACTCAATCTTTACTACAAAACCAAATTGAAAAAATGGGTGACCATATGTTTGCTCACGGCGCTATGGTTATTCCTGGTCAAATTAATGTTGATCTTGAGTATTTTGCTGTAAAACTAACTTCTTTCACAGGAACATTATCACTATATAATGGCGAAACACTTACAGGTAATTCATCTGGTATGGTTGCTGAGGTTGTAGGATTTGTTGCAACTGACGGTACTGATCCAGATACATTATTTGTAAAATATAGAAATGCAGGAACAAATAATACACAACAACAATTTACAGATGGTGAAATAGTTACGAGTGGACAGACTGCAGCTTCAACTGCTGTTGTTTCAACTTGTGCTGTTGGTTCTGCTGCACATATTGATGCTGGTACTTACTATATAAATGGTTTTTTTGTAAATGTTGATGCCCAAACTTTGGTATTAGAAAAATACTTTTCAGATCCTTCGTATAGAGTTGGTTTAACAATAACTGAAACTTTCATAACTTCAACAGATGATACTTCGTTACTTGATAATGCAACTGGTTCTTCAAATGAAAATGCAACTGGTGCTCATAGATTTAAAATAGACTTAACCCTTGCAAAACTAGCATTAGAATCAACTGCTGATGCTAGTTTTGTCGAACTACTTAGAATGAATGAAGGTCGTATTACTGAAATGGTTCAAAGCACTAAAAATGCTCACCTTGAAGATACACTAGCAAGAAGAACTTTTGATGAGTCTGGTAATTATACTGTTAAGAATTTTGAACTAGATATAAGAGAAAGTTTAAAGAGCGGAACAAATAGAGGTATATTTTCTGCTGACAATGATGGTACAACAGATGATACTGGAGTTACGCCTACTGATGCTTTATTAGCAGTTGGTTTTTCTTCAGGTACTGCTTATGTTAAAGGACATGAAGTTAGAAAAGTTGGTACTACTTTTATTGATTTAAATAAGGCAAGAGATTTTGATACTTCAAGTGGTATTACTACTAGATTTAATATTGGTTCTTTTGTTAATGTACAAGATGTTTTTGGAACACCAGATATTAGTTTCGTAAGTGGTGATATACAATCATATAAAGCACTTAGATTAGTAGATACAGCACATGGCACAAGAGGAACTGTTTTTGGTACTTCTCTTGCTCATGTTTTTGATATTGGTCGTGCAAAGACTAGAGCATTTGAATACAGTTCTGGAAATGCTGCAAGTCCTGATTCAGGCACTTCATCTCACTTATCAAGTGGTAGTGTTGCTGATGTAATATTTAAACACTTCTTATTTGATATAGAGATGTTTAGTCATGTAAATATAACTGGAAAAATGTCAGGGGCATTAACCGATGGTGATATATTAACTGGAGGAACTTCAGGCGCAACTGGTGTTGTTGAGAGTATTACAACTGAAGGTTCAGCAGTTATCACAGGTGCAACATCAGCTGATCCTGTTGTTGTAACTTGCTCAGGCGGACACAACTTCCTTGAAGGTCAACAAATTATAATTGCTGGTGTTTCTGGAATAACAGACATCAATACAACTCATACTGTAAAAGACCCAACTGCAACAACATTTAAATTATTTACTGCACAATCAGCCGAAACTACTACTCCTGCTGGTGTTGATGGTTCTGGATATAGTAGTTTTTCTGGTTCTGGTGGTACTGCAAAACATACAACAATTGTATTAAGTAATATTCAAGGAGAATTTTCTCCTGGTGAAGCAGTAACCGCACCAACCAACTCAAGATCAGGAACAATTCAGTTCGATTCTCTTGGATGTAAAGGATTTCAACAAAAAGACTTTAATCAAGTTAAGGGTATTTCAATGGCAGGTAGTCCAACCTATACTGCCAATGTTTCATTAGATTCAGTTTCTGGTGAACATAAAACACTAACAGGAAATATTACTGTCGCTAATAGTGCGACTGCTGTTATTGGAAGCGGAACACGATTTAAATCCGAATTAATAATTGGAGATAGTATCACATTTTCAGATAATGCCAACACAACAGTTACAAGACTTGTAGAAAGTATTAATTCAGATACATCATTAGAATTAACTGCTGCTGTAGGTAGTTCAGATGTTACAACATCGGCTCCTTTTACTCGAAGAAGAACAAAACTTCAAGAAGCTGGTAAAAATAGTGCTATTGCAAAAATACCGTATGATGTTGTTAAAACATTATTAACAACTGATAATGACGGTGTAAGTGATACAAGTTTCAAAGTTCGTACACAGTTTACTTTAACTCTTTCAGCTTCAGGTACTGGATCACTAACTGCTGGTACAAACGAAATTTTTACTGCTTTTGATAATAAAGATTTTACAGTATCTATTATGTCAACAGGTTCCGTAGGAACAGGTGCCGTAGGTGATGTCATATCACTTTCTACTGCTAATGATTTTACATTAGGCGGATCACCAACAGGTAAAACTCTAACAATCAATTTGGGTAGTGGGTACAATGGACATAAAATTAAAATACTTGCTACACTATCTACTTCAGTGGTTGGTGCAAAATCAAAAACCTCACTCTCTGGTACACAAACAGTAGATACTCTTGCTCTTGTTTCAAAATCTGCAATTAGTCTTGGTAAAGCAGATGTTCATAAATTAGAATCTGTTTTTATGGCCGCTGATTTTAGCACTGCTGCAACATCAAGTGATACAAATATTACAGATAGATTTGATTTAGATACTGGACAAAGAGATAATTTCTATGATATTGGTCGTTTAAAATTAAGACCAGGAAAACAGATACCAACAGGAAGATTACTAATTAATTTTGATTACTTTGAACACGGCGCTGGAAATTTCTTTAGTGTAGATAGTTATACTGGTTTTGATTATGGAAGCATACCTGCATATACATCTGATGTAAGTGGCGAGACATTTCAATTGAGAGATGTTTTAGATTTTAGACCAAGAGTTATCGATGCTTCTACAATTAATTCTGGAGGTGTGGATAGAACATTCGATGGTACAGGTGGTTCAATTATAGAAACTATGAAAGTTGGTACAGATGTTACTGCTGACTTAGAATATTATTTAGGTAAAAAAGCTAGAGTTTATGTTACTTTTCAAGGAAAATTTAAAGTAGTAGAAGGACCGTCCTCTTTAGATCCTAATTTTGGAGAACCATTAAAAGAGGCTATGCACCTTTATGATTTAGATATTCCTCCATATACATTTAATACAGAGGATATTTCTATAAAGCCAATTGAGAATAAAAGATATACAATGAGAGATATTGGTAATATCGAAAAGAGATTAGAAAATGTTGAATACTATACTCAACTTTCTTTATTGGAAGCAGCTGCAACTGGTATGCAAATACAAGACGCTGACGGATTTGACAGATTTAAAAATGGTATCATTGTAGATAACTTTACTGGTCATGGTATAGGAAATGTATCAGATAATGATTATTCTATTGCTATGGATATGGCTGCAGGAGAATTAAGACCTGCGTGTCATTCTGATAATGTTAATTTAATTGAGTCTGATAGTTTACTTGCAAATTCAGATATAATGAACTCCTCTGGAAATGCATTAACTTCTTTCAATGCTGATACTATTCGTGAAACAAATGGTTATCAACTAACAGGTGACTTAATTACCTTACCATATTCAGAAATTCATTTTCTTGAGCAAACACTTGCAAGTACAACTGTTAATTTACAACCATATGAGGTTATATCATATGTTGGTAGTATGAAATTAGATCCAGATACTGACGAATGGAAAGATACTCAAACTCTTCCTGAAATGACAGTAACAATTCCTGGTACATTTGATATATTATCAAGTGTTGCTGGAGCATTTCCTCAACAATTAGGAATGGGTACTATATGGAATAACTGGAATAACAACTGGGCAGGTGTTGATATTGCTGGTAGTCAAAGAATTGCTGCAACTACTACAAATTCAAGTAGAACTACTTCCACAAGGACTCAAAGAACTGTAACAAATACTAGCACTAGGAGAGAAATTGAAAGAATTAATGTGCAACAAGTTAATAATAGATCAAGAACAGGTATTCGTACAAGTTTAGTTCCTGGTGGATTACAAACACAAAGTTTAGGTAATAGAGTTGTACAAGTTGCTTTTGCACAATTTATGAGAGCAAGAGATGTTAAGTTTACTGCTAACGGTTTACAACCAAATACTAGATTTTATCCTTTCTTTAATGAAGAAGATGTTAGTATTTTTACTAAACCAACAACTATTACTCCAGGAACTTACAATCCTTTTAGTCAAATTGCAGCCAATCAACTAATAACTGCAACTTTAGATACTGTTGTAAATGGTGCTCTTGGTGATCCTTTGATATCAGACTCGACAGGAAAAGTTACAGGTGTTTTCTCAATTCCTGATCCAACAACTGGTTTTGATGTTACAAATACAACTAGAATAGTGCCTGATTCATTGATGACCACTCTACCAAATCAAAGTAGAGCGATAGGTGGATCGACAGGAAGAACAGTAAGTACGGTGAAATTTAGAGTTGGAACAAAACCATTTAGACTTACAAGTAGTTCCAATAATTCAAAAATAGAAAATTTAGTATCAAGTGCTGAAACTGATTACACTGCTAAAGGATTGTTAGAAACAGTACAAGGTACAGTTACCTCTAGTCGAGAAGCAAAAATTCAAAGAACTAATTTAGCTGAAAGTAGTGTTGTGTTGGGATCTATTGGTAGTAGAATTACAAGAGATGAATCATTTACAGCTACAACTGTTAATAGAACTCCTATAGCACAACCTCCTCGAAGAAGAGGCGGCGGCGGCGGTGGACAAGGCCCAGCAAGAGAAGGTAGATTCAACGGTAATAGAACTAGGGGACCTGGAGGCCCTCCTTCTCGTGGTGATAGAAGAGGTGGAGGTTCTCCAAGAGATGGAGGTAATCCAGGTGGAAATCCTGGCGGTCGTTCTGGCGGAAGAGGCGGAAGAGATGGAGGTAATCCAGGAGGAAATCCTGGTGGCGGTCGAGGTGGTCGAGGCGGTCGAGGTCGTGATCCTATATGTCAGTCCTTTGATGTCGATATGCCAGATGGAATATTTGTTACTTCGATAGAGTTATTCTTTAAAAAGAAAAATTCTTCTGCAGGAGTTAATGTTCAATTACGAACTATGGAAAATGGATATCCTACAACAACAGTTTTACCATTCGGTGAAGCATTTGTTGAGGCAGCTGATATTAACACCTCAGATGATGCTAGTTCGGGAACACTATTTGTATTCCCAAGTCCTGTATATTTAAATGCATATACAAGATATGCTTTTATGGCAGAATCAACCTCAAAAGAGTATGAGATGTACACCGCTAGAATGGGACAAAAAACATTAGATTCTAATAGATTAATTTCTAAACAACCAACATTAGGTGGTATGTTTAAATCACAAAATGCAAGCACATGGACTGCTGAACAAAATGAAGATGTTAAGTTTACATTAAATCGTGCTTTATTTGATGTAACTGCTTCAGGAAATGTTCAACTAGTTAATGATGTTATTCCAACTAAAGTATTAACACAAAATCCTATTACAACAATTTCAGGCATACTAAACGAAGCATTGGATGATAGTGAAACAACTATTACACTAGAAAATATTTCTGATTTTCCGAGTGCAGGAACTATATTAATTGGTTCTGAACAGATTACATATACAGGAAAATCAGGTAATGATTTAACTGGTTGTACAAGAGGTGCAGGTGGTACAACTGCCGCAACAGCTAGTGATGGTGCTGCTGTTGGATGTAATACGCTTGTAGTTAATCATAGAAATCACGGTATGCATAGTACTTCTCATAATGTTACTATATCTGGTGTTCCTTCAGGAACATATAACGGTATTGCTTCAGCAAACATAAACGGAACATATGATACAATAGATAATATTAAATTAGACTCTTACACAATTGTAGCACAAAATTCTGATTTTGCAACTGCCTCTGGTGATGTTGGTGGAACTACGGTGCAAGCAACTCGTAATATACTCTATGATGTAATACAACCTATTGTAGGAAATATACTAATACCAGGCACCTTTATTAATGCAACTTTAAGAAAGACTGGTGGAAGAACACTTGAGGCCAGTGAAACAGAATTTACGCTTCAGTCAGCCTCAAAAGCAAAAGGATTAGAAATAAATCAAGATTTATATTTAGAGAGTCCTGGAATGGTATGTTCACAAATTAACGAAACAAACGAGATGTCTGGAAGTAAATCAATGGCATTAAAACTTAATATGAATTCACCTTTTGATAATATAAGTCCTGTGATTGATACTAAGAGATTAAGTGCAACTTTAATTGCTAATAGAATTAATAATCCTATTGATGGCACAACTCCTGATTTTAAAGAAGAAACAACAAATCAGGGCGGAAGTGCTGCTGCGAAATATATTACAAGACCTGTTGTATTAGAAAATGAATCAACTTCTTTAGATGTTCGCTTATCTGCTCAAGTACCTTCAACAGCAGCAGTTAAAATGTATTATAGATTATCTAATGCTGATGATGCTAGAAATATGGATGACCTTGCATGGATTGCTTTTAATGCTGATGGAAGTCCTGATAGTGCGGTTGATCCAACAGATGATGGAGTTTCATTTAAAGAATTACAATTTAGTTTTGCAAATGCTCCAACATTTACTGCATTTGCATTAAAAATAGTTTTAACTGGAACAAGTTCTTGTTATCCACCAAAAGTTAAAGACATGAGAGGTATTGCTTTGGCAGTATAATTAAATTATGACAAAACTTAAAGTTGAAGGACATCCAAATTTAGTTAGAGATACAAGATCACAAGCAATCATCAATACAGACTCAAGTGCTTATGCTCGTTACATGGCAAGAAAAGCAAAAACAGCAAAAAAAGATGATGAAATAAGAGATGTAATTCGAGATGTTAACGAGTTAAAAAATGAAATGAGAGAAATTAAAGATTTAATTATTGGATTAAAAGATGGCAGATAGATCAGTAGCGACCGCAGATACACTAGCAGTTTTTAGACGAGAAGTGAATTCTACTGCGGCTGATATAGGAGATATTGCTGATATATTAAGTGCAAGTGGTTTTATCGCTTCTGCTACAGATATTGTTGAGTCTATTACTTTATTAAATACTGAACTACCTGAAATTACAACGGATGCATTTATATTTCCTGGTGGGTCAATGATATTTGAGGGTGCAACTTCAGATGATTTTGAAACTACTTTAGCAATTACAGATCCAACTGCTGATAGAACTTTTACTTTTCCTGACGCAACAAGTTCAGTTTTAGTTAGAGAGGCAACTCAAACACTAACAAATAAAACATTAACTACACCTACAATTACAAGTGGCGTTTTAAATACTAGTGTTTCGGGTAGTGCTTTTTTAGACGAAGATAACATGGCGTCTGATAGTGCAACTAAGGCAGCAAGTCAACAATCTATTGTTGCATATGCAGATAGTATTATAGGTACTTTGAATATTAATTCAGATAGTGGTAATATATCTATTGGTACAGGTAGTGAAACATTAACAATTGCTGGTGGTACTGGTATTGATTCAGTAGGATCTGGTAATTCTTTGACACTAAATATTAATAATACAGTTGCAACATTAGATGGAACTGAAACATTTACAAACAAGACTTTAACAAGTCCTACTTTAACTAGTGCTGTTTTAAATACTGCTGTTTCTGGTAGTGCTGTGCTTGATGAAGATAATATGGCGTCTGATAGTGCGACTAAAGTTGCAACACAGCAAAGTATTAAAGCATATGTTGATGACTCAATTGACGCTGATATGGATTTAGTTTTCGCTGCAGATAGTGGCGGTTCGTTAAACATTGTTATGGATTCAGAATCACTTACACTTGCAGGCGGTACTGGTATTACTACTTCTGGTTCTAGTAATACGGTTACTTTTGCAATCAATAATACGGTTGCAACTTTAACAGATAGTCAAACTTTAGTGAATAAAACTTTTACAAGTCCGACACTAAATGTACACGATTTTACAGGAACTCAAACTGGTTTAGGTGTTGGTAGTGGGGCAATTATATTTGAAGGTGCAACTGCTGATAATTTTGAAACTACATTAACAGTAGAAGATCCAACTCAAGACAATACAATAACTTTACCAAATGCAAGTGGAGATATTATAACAGATACAACAAATCCAAGAGATACTAAAGCATTTTTATTTAGTATGGTCATGGCAATGGGATAGAAATATGGCAGATAGATCAGTAGCAACAACGGATACCTTAGATACACTAAGAACCACATTTAACTCGACAGCGGGTGATGTAGGTGATATTGCAGATTTACTAAGTGCTAGTGGCATAATCGCTTCGTCAACTGATATTGTTGAAGCAGTTAATGCTATGAATACTGAGGTTACTGCAATTAAAAATGGTACAGCAGTATTTGAAACTAAAATTACTTTTGAAGGTGCAACTGCTGATGACCATGAAACAATTTTAGCGATTACAGATCCTACTGCTGATCGTACTATTACTTTTCCAGACGCAAGTGGTACTGTCGCAACTACAACTGCTACTGAAACATTTACAAATAAAACTTTAACAAGTCCTGTACTTACAAGTCCTGTGTTAAATACCGCTCTTTCAGGTACTGCATTTTTAGATGAAGATAACATGGCGTCTAATAGTGCAACAAAACTTGCTTCGCAACAATCTATTAAAGCATATGTTGACTCTGTTGCAACTGCTGTTGATCTAGACTTTCAAGGAGATAGTGGTGGTGCATTATCTATTGATTTAGATTCAGAAACATTAACACTTGCTGGTGGCACTGGTATTGGAAGTGTAGGTTCAGGTAATACAGTAACTTTTGCAATTGATGGAACTGTGGTACAAAAAGACGCAACTCAAACATTAACAAGCAAAACATTAACTACACCAACAATTACAAGTGGTGTTTTGAATACTGCTGTTTCAGGTACTGCATTTTTAGATGAAGATGATATGAATTCTAATAGTGCAACTAAACTTGCTTCTCAACAATCAATCAAGGCATATGTTGACGCCCAAATTACTGCTCAAGACTTAGATTTCTCGGCAGATAGTGGGGGTGCGTTAAGTATTGATTTAAATAGTGAATCTATAACATTTACTGGTGGTGCTGGTATTACAACTACAGGATCAGGAAATGTAGTTACTTTTGCAATCAATTCAGATGTAGTAACTTTAACAGATACACAA